TCTTTGTTGATTTCCTCCAACGGCCCCAACATCTGCTCACCAATAGCGTCACCAATTTGTTCAAACTGTGCCTGAAGTTTCTCAAACGGCGTTGCAGATGCCTCCGCCAAACCCGACACGCGACCCTCAATCGACTTCAGAATCAAGTCCTGCGCCTCGAACTGTTTGCCCGACTCGACGAGCTGCGCAATCTTACGTTTTTCCTGCTCGGTAAACGTAATCCCGGCACGACTCAAAGCGTTCAGATTGGCAATGGGATTTTCCAACACGCGACCGAGTTTGATTGCGTTAGTTTCCATCGTGCCAAACCCACCAGCCGCCAAGTCAATCGCCGCCTGTGTTGTCCGGTCAAACGTGCCGCCCATGTCGTCGGCGGTACTACGCAACGACTTGAACACCAACAATTTGCGCTGAACAGTCTTGACCTGCTCATCGTCAATACCAGTCGCCTTGTTCACCTGATCGGCGTAAGCGGCCATGCGTTTTGTGGTCGCGGCAGTTTCTGCGCTGACACCGTTCATAGTTTCCAACATGAACTGCAACTGAATGTCCGCCTTACGCGACTCCGCACCCATGTTCAGAATGGTCGGCACATAACGCAAAACAGCCAACGTGAGCCCCAGCATCGCCCCACGAGCGACGTTGAACGCCTTCGTGGTGTAATCACCAAAAGACTTTGTTTTAGCGCCTGCTGTGCGCAAACCTGACGCATACTTCGTGGCATTCATGGCCAGCGTAACAATCATGTTCGATGCAGCCATCACTTGCCTCCGTTCATCATTTTCGCAATCGCGTTCACTTCACGCATTGTCAAACCCTGTATCTCCGTGACCGAGAGCCGCGCACCAACAACCAAAGTTGCCAACACCTGCGCCCGGTCATCCCTTATTTTTTTACTGCGTCCGGCTCATCCGCACCGAACAAGTCGGTTAGGTCAGTCGGGGTCAATCCTTCAGCCTGCTTGATTGTGAACGTCGGGTCGATGCGGCGTTTCATGATCCATGCCAACCCGATACGCAGACGGTAAACGCCCGGCTTGTCGTCACCAATCTCGCTGAACGAAAGTTTGGCGTAATCCTCAATTTCGGCGATTTCGCCCAGGGTAATGTTCTCAAAGTCCATTAGTTCTAAAGCCTTTCTGCTTTATGTAGTTGTTCAGTTGGAAGTTTAGCAATCGCACCATTGCTGGTTTCATTTTTTCACGGGCCTTGACAATGTAAGGGTTGCCCTTGCCTCGAACAGTCGTGCGCCAGACTCGATCACCAGTTTGTGACCGTTGCCCGGCGACACGATAAGTTCCAAGCGATACTGCACGACCGTACTGAACACCAGTTGTCGTCGTGCCCGTCGAACCCACCACGTTGCGAACACGCGCGGAACCGGAAGTGACAAGACCACCGAACACCATGCGTGAATCAACACCGCCTGTCACCTTATTTTTCACAAAGGCTTTCTTGGATGCGTAACCGCGAACCGACTGCGCCAGCCGACCAGAGATTACCGGGGCCGTGCGCGTGGCCTCTTTTGCCGCAATGATTGCCGACTGCTTGACCCACTTCTCGAACAAGTTACGATCTCCACCCATGGCAAGAAATTTCTGCCGGGTTTCGTTCAACCCTTTGATGTAGGTACGGCCTTTAGTGTCTTGCAGAAGGTAAATACCATCTGTCTGACCACCAATGACCGTACCCACGTCGTCAGGCCCTACGGGGTGGTGTCGAGCGTTACGTCGCCAACAATGTCCATGCGGACACCGTCAAACGCAAACGTGCCGTCAGCCGAGGCCTCGCCACCAAGAGTGAACGAACCCTGTGCAGGGACACGAAGTGTTCCAGTGAAGTGAGGCTGGTCGCCCGATGCTGTGGCGTTGCCATGAGGTGCATAAACGAATGCAACCTCGTCACCTGCAGTCGCCCACATAACACGCCAGAACGACGCTGATTCAGTTGACTGAACGCCGGACACGGTGAAGTAGAAGTCGCGACGGCCACCAAGTGATGCGTCGTAGAACGTGGTCACATCTGCCGATGCATCCTCTGACTGCAGAACAACTGAACTGAAATCAGACCAGTAATCGTTGCCGTCGATTGTGAGTTTCAAAGAATTTGCTTTGATTCGAGTCGATGTTGTCATCGGTGTTTCTCCTTAGAGTTGAGTGTTTTGGTAAACAGTAATCGTGGTCGAAAGGTAATCTGCGCCGCTAATGTCCAGCATTGTCGGGGCACCAACCTGTGATGCGTAGAACCCGGATGCGTCGCTGATTGCCTCAAGTGTTGAATCAGTCAGGTCGTCAAGTGCCGTGATCATGGTTTCATTCGCCGCGTTGGCGACGATGAGGGTGACATCGAATCCGACGCGGAATGTGCCGAAAGTTTCGCCTGCGCTTACCCAGTCACCGGATGGAACAAGGATGCCCATTGGTGGGGCCGCACGTTCTGGTGTGAACGCAAACACGCGCAAACCAGCACCTGTGAGGATGCTGGCTAACGCGGTTCGCGCTTGACCAATCATGCGATACCTTGACCCACCCAAGCGACTAACAGGGGGTAGGCCGCAATCATGGGGTCGCGTGCGACCCTGACGCTTGAGCTGCCGTCCAACGTCGCAAACTGTGCGATGCCGTTCGGGGCACTACGACGGTGATACAGTTCCGAACCACACTCAATCTTGGCGCGATTTAGAACGTCTGCGTTTACCGTCGCAGTACCCACGAACTTGGCAACTAAAGCCGATGCCTCGGTCCAGCAGTCCGCAACGAAAGCGTCGTCAGATGCCGGGGCACCCACGTATGCTTTGAGGTCGTCGTAAACTGCCATGGTCTGACTAGTCCGCTACGGTCGCGACCACCAGAGTCGGGTAATCATCCGAAACTGCGGTGTAGGTCGAAAGCGAGTAGGCCGTGGAGAGGTTGACCGCGTTGTCCTGCGACAAGCGAAGTGCGCCGGACGTGAACTGGCGGAGAGCCAGCGACGACACGAACGAGTCCTCGGAACCGTTGGCGGCAAGCTGCGCGTCAACGATGATGGGGATGCCTGCGATGGTTCCACGGAGTCCGCCGGGGTTAGCCGATCCGAATGCGCCGATGTTCTCGTTGGAGAACGAGATGACCGGGGTTCCGTCAAGAGCCAACAGAGCCTTGAACGTCGCCTTGCAGACGATGAGTGCGTCGATGGTTGCACCTTGGGGCTGGAAGTACGTTGCGGCTGCGTCGGCGAGTGCGCCGGCCCATCCGTCGTAGTTCTCGTTCGCACGGGTAACAATGCGACCTGCACCAGCAGCAGCCGAAACGGTCTGCGTGTACTTGTTGCGAAGTTCCGCAGCGAGCGCGTTACCGAGTGCGATTGCCTGACCACGGAGAACCGAGTCAAGGTAAGGAACGGTCGAACGCTCGATGGCCTGACGAGTCAGTTCCGAGTAGTTACCGATGGTCTTGATGTCGACCGACTTGGTTTCGAGGTTCAGCTGGTAGTAGCCGAGGTCTTCACCTTCGGGGTCCTGTTCAGCAGTTCCGTCGGTGATTGCGTCGACCTGTGCGAACGTGATGGCCATGCCCGTTGCCGGGGTGACACCGCGACCGAAAACAGCGCCGAGAGGGTTTGCACCCTCAACGAGGCGGATCAAGTCAAAGTCGATGGGCGTGGTGACCGAGTCAGCCGTGGTAGCACCTTCATAGGCGCGTTCCGCAATTTTGATTGCGTTGTCGTCACCTTCAACGATTGCCTTCAAGAACTGACCAGCCGAACGGTAGGACGGGGCAACTGCCTCGACCTTGTTGATGCCAGCGATTTCGCGCTCAAGCATCTGAATGGATTCGCGGACCTCGGCGAGGTCGGAATCCGTGGGAGTTGTTGACTCCATTGTTTCCTCCTGTGGAATTGCCGAGTCCGGAGTTTCCGGGTCGGTGTCGTTATCACGAACTTCCGTGATGACAGCGCCGTCGTACCATGGCCGACTAACGAGGCTGGTTTCGATGACTCTTGCTGACGTAACCACACGGTTGCGGTTGTCGTCAAGTTTGTGGTCGTCCATGATGAACCCAACCGAAAAACGGTTGATGACACCATCGTCGAGAAGTGTGATTGCGTCGAGTCCGCGCTGGGTCTTTGAGATGGTTGCCCGAATCTCAAACCCTGCCTCGGTGTGACGGCCCTCAATGATTTTGCCAATGGGTTCACGCTGATCGTGTTGCCACATCAATTTCGCCTCCGGGTCTAACGTCACCGAGTTACGGGCGAACATCTCACCGTTCTCCATGGTTTCGTAAGGTACGGCGATGCCGGTCACTTCACGCTTGTCTTTATCGGTAACACGGAATTCCATGTCACGGGTTTCAACTGACTGCACTAAAATCTCCTCCTACGGTCGGCATGTCCTCGATGGCTCGCACTTCGTCAATCGTCATCCAGCCAGATTCGATTGCGAGTTTGTGTGCTTGGTAACGGGTAAGAGTGTCAGAACGCAACAGCGAGTCAACGTTGATTTTGACCATCGTGCCGCGAGTCGTCAAATGCGACAGCGCCGACTCAATCTCAACGATGTATTGTGACAGCGTGTACCGGACGAACGCCATCTGCTCTTGTTCCATGTTCGTGTAGGTCATGGAGTTGCCGTCGACCGATGCGAGCAACATGTTTGCCGGGACACCGAACAAACGGGCAACCTGCTGAACATTCCACGCCTGTGACTCTATGAACATTGAGTCCCGTGGGTTCAAATACATGGGCTGATAGTTCAATCCGTTGCCGAGAACGGCCACACCGTTCTTGGCACCAGCAGTCAAATTCCATGCATCTTTCGCAGCTGCGGCCTGATCGGGCGACAACATCTGGTCAGACTTCAGCACACCGTTCGGAATACCCGAATCTGTAAACCACACCGACGCATAATCGCGTGTGTCACGGGCGTTCAGCAATTCTTTCTGTGCGGCCTGAATGGGGCCGAGTCCGTAGACGTTGCCCGGCACACGCATCATCGACAGATGCTGAATGTCAGAAAGCGCGTACTGGGTCACACCACGGTAAACATAGTAAAGCGCGTTGCCGTAATCGTCCGTCTGGATCATCACGTCGAACGGGTTCAGCACCTCAAGATTGACGGTTTCGCCGCGACCGTTGCGACCAATCAGCCAATAAGCGTTGCCAGCAAGTGCCATTGAGTTGACGGTTTGTTCCATCCACACTTCTCGGGTCACTTTGATATCCGGTTGACGGATAACCAACGGGGTGGGGGTCACTTCGGCGTCGTCACGGTATACGTGGATTCCAAGCTGTTTCATCGCAGTAGCGATAATGCTGACGGAACGATAGACAGATGCCAACGACAGAGCATCGTTGGTTGTGACCCCCGAAGTCGCCGAACGCGGCGGCGGAACAATTCCGCTACTGCGTTCCTCGAATCCGGGCACGAATGAATCCGCGTAATCAAGAAAACGCGTCGGATTTAGAAAATCGAGAAATCCCATTGGTATCAGTATGACACCATTGTTGCACTAGTGCAATATCTAGGTTTGCGCGTGTCGTGGAGATGTGGGGAGTCGAACCCCAGTCCGATCGTCGTTCCTTTTCAGGTTGTACGTCGTCGAGTAACCGTTACATCCCCTATTGGCATGAATCACATTGCAAGAGATCCATAGGGTCTTGCGGTACAGCGTAGCCGTTTACATTTTCATTTTCCATAAGAGAATCAGAATACTTGAAGTGTTTGCTCGCGCAAAGTATCCGCGCCGAACGTCGCCAACAATGTGGCCATCACCGCGTCAATCTCCACCGCCGAATCGCGGCGCGATACCCGGAACCCCTCACCAATCATCTTGCGAACAGTTCGCGGCACTTGAATAGACAACAACGGGTCGCCAGCATGCACCAGAGTCCGCCGGGCCAGACGCGCATAGAACATCGACGATGCGTTCACCACATCGCCCAACGTCGCCGTTTCCGCCGGATAGCCACGAGTCTTTAGTTCTTTGTACAAATCGCGCAAAGTGTACCCATCAACAATTATGGATCGCGGCGAATGCGACATCAGCTGACCGCAGACATAGAGCAGTTGTTCGAGTGTGGGTTTGTTGATGGACGCAACCAACTCGGTGTAAATTACGTCGTCGACCTTCACCGCCGCCGCGATGGTCGCGTGTTCCCAGTCCGGTGTGCGGTCAATCGCAAACACAACGTCGCCAGGTGGCATGACCGCATCAAACGACCGTTCACACTTCTGCCACAGTTCCGCCGGGATAAACGTCTTACGGCCCGACTGAATAAACCTGTTTAGACGGTAACGCACAATGTCGTCGGTCGGCAGCGCACGAACATCGTCAAGCAACAACTTCGGGTCAATACGGCCCGACTGCAACGCCGGGTTAGCCTCCATCAACAGTTCGAGCAGCTCGTCGTCATCGTCCGGCACGACCGTATCCGATGCCTCCCAAATCCACGCACCGAACCGTTCTAGATCTCCGGCTATTGCTTTCTCGCTGTTGGTGTACAAACGGTTCAGCAGTTCGCTGTTCTCGTCGCCAGCGGTCGTGATGCCGACCAGCAATGTGTCAGGCCGCGCACCTGTACCCGATGCCAACGCATCCCACACCTTGGCATCGACCAAGTGAACCTCGTCGACGATGCCGACCGACACCGGAATACCTTGCAGAGTGTTGGCGTTCGCCGCTTTGATTTCATACCGCGATCCGTCCAGCGTTTTGATACCCCGAGTTTCGGTTAGTTTGCTCATGCGTCGTTCTAGTGCAGGGTTTGACGCGATGACCCGTTGTACCCGGTCATAGACGAGTCGAGCTTGTTCGGCGGTCGACGCAACACCGATGTTGTATGTCCCAGGCTTACGCAACAACGCCCAAATACCTAACGCACCTACAATCTCCGACTTGCCGTTCTGACGGCCCATCGAGATTATCGCAGACCTCCACCGCAATTCCCCGGACGGCAATAGTTCGGTCACGCGGCGCATCAACTCGACCTGCCAATCGTCAAACGCAAAACCCGACGTTGCCACCGACCACGCTTTCTCAATGATCGGCAAATACCAGTCAATGCTCGACTCAAACACATCCGACAACGGAGGCGTGTAACGAGTCGGCGCAAACGTCATCTAGTAATCAAAGCCTCAAGCTCGTCGAGCGGCGCACCATCCGGCGCAGAGTTCCGCAACATCCGCAGAGCCTGCAGATAAGACGACGATTTCGCCGCCGTGTATTCCTCATCGAGTGATGATGCGGTCGCCAAACACAGGGCCACAATCGCAGCGTGTTCGCGGCCAATCCAACCAAGCGAATCAAGGGTCATCTCAAGAGCATTGCGATTGCCGGTCGGCATATCGCGCCATGTTGCGTTCGTCATGCTTTGTCCTGTCTGTGTCGTGCGCCGATTCCCAAACCTTTTTCTTTGATATGCGCGGCAGGGGGA